ACTAAGCAACTCCAAAAAAAAGTAGGTTATTAAAAATCCTTTGTGTATTATTGTTACATATTAATCAATACACAAGAGAGATGAACTTGTACCAACAACTTACACAGCCTCACAGAGACAAGCTACAAGAGGAGGCAGACAAGTACCCAACAACAGGGAAGCTACTTAAATACGCCCTAGAGCATAACAGCTCAATGCTGGGGTTGACTATCAAGGAAGCGATGGACATACACACCATCTTCTTCCCTTTCGAGCCGTTCTCATTGTCTAACCTATTTAGTTTGGTGTGATGGACTACTTAGACTGGGACTTGGTAGTACACCAAGACTACGAGGACAGGATGTGCGGAGTCTGTGGTGAGTATGTAGACGAGGAATGGTCTTGTGGATGCTGTGAGTTCTGCAAGTGTTCTGAGTGCGAATGCGAGGAAGAAGAGATACATTTGGGTATATAGTGGTGGTTCGCTATATAGGTTTGGTTGAGAGGGGGCAGTAGCTCCCTCTTTTTTTATCCCATCTTTTACGGATGGGGTTTTTTAATTGTATGAAGAAAGGATACTACCAAATAACTGAGGCACTTAAATCAGCAGCCGAATCAAACGACCACATCAACCAAGTGAGCTGGGGCAACATCTTTGATCTAGACTTTCGTAAGATGGATATGTACCCTCTGGCGCATATCATCACAGGGAACGCTACGCTCAACGAGCGCACTATCACCTACGAATTCGACCTACTCATTATGGACATAGTAGACTACAGCAAGGATGAGAAGGACTTGTACGAGGGCAATATGATGAAGCAAGACATCTACCATAGAACACTCGCTACACTATCTGAAATCCTCGCTACGTTCCGTAGAGGCACGGAGTACGATGCCTACTTTAGATTGGTGAACGACCCACTAGCCCAGCCCTTTGACGAGGACTATGAGGCTAATGTGTGCGGCTGGATGGCTACGCTATCTATTGAGGCAATCAACCCTAACAACATCTGCTAATGGATGGGGGCATTAACACAAAGAACACAGAGGCAGCTCTAGATAAGTTTGGTAAGTACCTAGTCAGAGAGGCTAGGAAGAACCTCACACGCAAGAAGAAGAACAACACAAAGGGCTTGTATAAGTCTCTGGACTATGAGGTGAAGGCGATGCCGAACAGCATCAACTTCGACTTCCTTATGGAGGAGTATGGTGAGTGGGTAGACAAAGGACGTAAGGCTGGTAAGATGCCGCCTGTATCTGCGATAGAGAAGTGGGTTAGCCAACGGAAGATTCAGTTCCGTGATAATAAGGGTAGGTTTGAGACTTACAAAACCACAGCTTTCCTCATTGCCCGAAGCATCGGGAAGCGAGGCATACCAGCTACACAGTTCTACAGCAGACCCTTTAAGCTAGGATTCAACAGGCTACCGCCAGAGCTTACCCAAGCCTATGCTCTAGACCTAGAAGACTTCCTAGACTTCACATTGAACGAATTAAATGTAACATATAAAAATGGCAGTAAATAGCCCCACAGGACTACTAGGAGTACGCAGTCCTATATTCATCACTTGGGACGGTACAGGCACAGCAGCAAGTGACATCTACTACTTCAAGCTAGAGATATACGCTTGGACAGGTGATAAGGATGTGCGCCCTGCTGATCCTGTGTACACCATAGACAGGACTACAGGCTTCGTGAACTCATACCCTACAGCTGACATAGCCCCCTTCCTAGAGAACCTATTCGACCAGAAGACTACCAACCTAGACACAGATACCTTCACTACCTTGAGCAGCGACAGCGTACTCTGGGTAGAGGTAGACTACGACATCGAGTACTTGGATGACCCATTTGTAGTAAACGATACAGGCACGACTACACGCTTCCTAGCAACAGATGGCTATAGCGACTTCACAGACCTAGCTAATAAGGACATCGGTCAAGCTATCCTAATGGAGGCAAGTGATAAGTACCTATACGAGTTCGACACCTACAATATGCCTATCTACTTGGGTGACGTAGGCAGCAGCTACCAGACCAACGCAGTCAAGGTTAAGCTACTTGGATCAGACGGCACGAGTGACGAGGTGACTATCACTATAGGCACAGGAGAGGATGCAGAGGACAGAGTGCTACTCTTCCCTGTCGGTGTCCCTAACCTACAGAACTACCTATACAACGAGGGGCTTACCTCACTCACCGAGCCACGCACACTACCCTACTATGATGTACAGATACTAGACAGCGTAGATACTGTCGTAGATAGCAGGAGGTTCTATGTACAATGCGAACCCAAGTACACGCCTGTACAATTGCAGTTCATCAATCGCTATGGTATGTGGGATACCCTAACCTTCTTCAAGGCATCACGCCAGTCGGTAGGGGTAACCAAAGAGAGCTACCGTCAAGTAGTAGGCTCTGCCGACTCATCGGGATATGATTGGGAAACATACTCACGAGGAGCGAGAACGTACAACCACAACCTCACTAAACGCACTACGTTAAACACAGGATTCGTAGACGAGAGTATGAGCGACACGATAGAGGATATGCTTATGAGCGACTACGTCCTAATGACGATAGACCGCACTACGGTACGAGTGGCTGACACCTATACCATAGGGCAGGACTTCCGTGCCGTCACTATAGACACGCAGTCTGTGGAGATACAGAAACACATCAACGACAAGACTATCAACTACACGATGGAGGTGAGCTTTGCCACACCAGAGAACGCTAGACTATGATAGAGATTTACATAGGCACAGATAGAGTAGACACCTTCAAGGATGAGGATGTAAACATTACGCTCAATGTCCAGAACATACAGGACATCAGCAAGGTGTTCGCTGACTACACCCAGTCCTTCAGCGTACCTGCCTCTAGGGTGAACAACGACCTATTTAAGCACTACTACAACGCTGACGTGAGTGGTGGCTTCTCAGCTGCCCTACGGCAGTCTGCTACTATCCTACTGAATAAGGAGACGTTCAGAGAGGGTAGCATCGAGCTGGTAGCAGTCAATATGCAGGGCAATCTACCGAGCAGCTACGAGATAGTGTTCTATTCAGCAGGGGTCAACCTATTGGACTTGTTTGGTGATGACCAACTTACTGACCTTGACCTATCAGCATACGACCACGACTACACAGGCGCAAACATAAGAACAGGGCTAGAGAGTGGATTGAGTAGCCGCAATATCATCTACCCACTCATCTCCCCAAAGGAGGATTGGTTCTATGATAGTACCAGCTCGTCACACGATGACTACAACATAGCCTACCATACGACCAATGATAGTCACGGTCTACACTACTACGAACTGAAACCTGCCCTCCGTCTAGCTCGTATCATAGATGCCATAGAGAGTAAGTACAGCATCACCTTCAATAGCGAGTTCTTCGCTAGTGCAGAGTTCACCGACCTCTATATGTGGTGTCACCGTAGAGAGGGGTATATGTTCAAGGATCAACCTAACGGTTTCACCGCACAAAAGATAGATTTTACGGCAGCCGATAATAGCAACTTTGATCTTACTAACGACACGTGTACGATAAATAATAGCTCTTGGGTCAATGCCGCAGGGCAGCATATTATATACTATAATTATGTAATAACGTCGACAGATACTTATAAGATTCAAGCTTTCGTAAATGGAGAGTTGCAAACAACTAGAACACATACGGGTAATGCAAATCAAAATGTATTTTTAGGCGAGCTTCAATTTGGCGATGTTATAGATTTCAGAATATCGACGCCTGACGATTGGAACGGTGCGGCTATCTCTATAAGTAACCTAGACTTTGATATTAGATATTTCGACGGTATTCAAAGGCATATAACTAACCCGACAAGGACGGCCTCTTTAAGTCTTTCGAAAACTGTTGAAATGGCAGAGCAGATGCCTGAGCAGAAGGTGAGCGACTTTATGACAGGGCTTATCAAGATGTTCAACCTAGCACTTGAGCCTACAAGCACCACAGCCTTCACGCTAGAGCCTCTAGACGATTGGTATGCTGAAGGTAACCTGTACGACATAACCAACCATACGGACATCACTACACGCAAGGTATCAAAGCCAGAGCTATATAGAAGGATAAAGCTAGAGCATCAACTAGCAGACAGCCAACAGATGAACGCCCACAGACTACAAAATGGAGGAGTAGCATATGGAGACCTCAGAGCAGACTTTACCTTTGATGGAGGGGAGCTTACTAACCAGACCACATTCGAGCTGCTCAAGTTCGAGAAGCTAGTAGACGTTGATACCTCTACGAATGTAGACTTCCTCATAGGCTCGTCCATAGATAAGGAGCTGAAGCCCTACATAGGCGCACCTATGATATTCTACTCATCCAACACTAAGGACATCAGCAGCGACCCTATAGGGTTCTTGGATGAAACTGGTTTAACGCCTAACCCTGCAGACCCTGTAGAGCAGATTAATTTTATCGCCAACGTCAACAGCGACACTATCACAAGCGTGACTAGGATGCTGACCTTTGGACTGAACATAGAGCCATACCACGAACAGGCATTCAATACAACGCTCTATAGTGGCTATTGGGAGAACTATATCACCAACCTATACTCAGTCAGCAGGAGGGTGTATAGCTTCAGAGCTATCCTGCCTCTTGAGGTGATATGCAAACTGAAGATGAACGATAGGCTAGTATGGAACGGATACCGCTTTGTCATTAACCAGATCAAAGTGAACCTCCGCACGAGGGAAGCTAACCTAGAGTTACTGAATGATGTGGGTACATATCTTAACCCTACGGAGTTTGCCGAGCTACTAGACGAGCAAGGAAACTATCTCACGGCTGAGAATGAGGATTATTTAATTGTAGAGTAATGGACTTGAAATTCATCATAGAGCAGCTACCATACGCTGACCACTTGACCGAAGACGTACTAGTGGCGAAGGGTAAGCATAAAATGATAACGAACTGGAAGGAAGCTAAACAGCAGATAAAATGGTTAAGACAGAAGTCGAAATAGTAGTAAACACCACAGATGCTACCAAGTCAATAGACGAGGTAGGTGGTGCTGTAGATAATGCAGCTGGGAAGTTTGAGAACCTATCTGCTGGGGCAGAGGGTGCTACTGCGGTCATTGACGAAGCAACAGGCGGTCTAGCTACACGAGTTAAGAATGTAGGACAGGGCTTAATATCAATGGGTAAGTCTGCTGTCACTTCATTCCGTGCCGCTATCGCTGGTGCTAATGGAATGAAAGCAGCCCTCATATCTACAGGTATCGGGGCTATCGTTGTAGCACTTGGTACTATTGCAGTCTATTGGGATGACATTCTTGCTGCTGTTAGTGGCGTATCAGAGGAGCAGAAAAACCTACTATCCGATACAGAATCTACTAGAGATGCCACGCAAGAGATATTAACTGCGACTGAGGGTAGCGAGAATATACTAAGACTACAGGGCAAGAGTGAGCGTGAGATTCGAGACCTAAAAATCCAACAGACTGACGAAGTTATTTTAGCAACTCAAGCGGTATTGGAGCAAGAGAAGTTACTTAGACAATCTCAAATAGATGCTGCCAAACGCAATCAAGAGTATATGTCTTATGGGCTTCAGTTTGTGATGTTTGGAATCACAGCTGTATTAGCAGTTATAGATGCGGCATCGGAAGGCTTAGTGGCGTTGGGTATAATTGAGGAAGGACTTACTACTAGAAGGGATGCCTCCGAATATGTAGCATCTTTTGTATTTGATCCAGAAGCTGTCGCAGAAGAAGCAGATGAAACCATTAAAGAGACTGCGGATGCCCTAGAAAAATTAAAGAATCAAATAGCTGGTTATATACTATCAAACCAACAAGAAGACCAAGCGGCAGCCGACCAAGCTAGTAAGGATGCGGAAGATGCAGCAAAAAAGACAGAAGAAGATGAAAAAGCAGCAGCAGAAAAACTCGCTGCACTAAAAGAGGAAATCCGAACTGCCGAAGCCAATACTGAAGCAGAGATAAGACAGAAGGAGTTAGACGATACTGAAGCATACTATCAAAACTTAATCGACCAAGCTATACAAAATGGCTTAGACACGGAACAGCTAGAGGCAAGTAAACTAGAAAAACTAGCGGAACTGCGTGAGGCTTATCGCCAAGCAGATGCCGAAGCACAGCAAAAACTAGACGATGAGGCAAAGGCTAAAAGAGACAAAGAGCTTCGAGATGAAGCACAGCTTCAACAAGCCAAAGTTAAATTAGTAAGCGACTCACTAAATGTATTGAACAGCATTGCACAAGCTGCGCTTTCTGGTAATGACAAGAGAGCTAGGGCAGCCTTCCGTATCGGCAAGGCACTCAGCCTTAGTCAAGCAGTAATAAATACAGCACAGGCGGTTAGTGCTGCTCTAGCACAGACTACCGACCCTACCCCTACCCAGAGCCTCCGCTTTGCTAACGCAGCCCTAGCAGGAGCGCAGGGGTTAGCTCAAGTACTCGCCATTAGTAAGCAACAGTTCAACCCTAGTGGCGGTGCTGGTGGAGGTGGCGGAGCAGCATCTGTACCAAGACCATCAGCCACAAGACCTACATTGAGGTTTGATGCTCAAGGGATAAACAGCAGTATCGGTCTAGACCAGTCACCAGACTTAGGCAACCAGATCGCAGAGAGCTTGTCTGGTAGCCCTATCAAAGCCTATGTAGTTAGCCAAGAGGTACAGACACAGGCTAAGATGAACAGAAAGATAAGAGAAACAGCAACAATAGGATAATGAGATTTTACGAACTAGTACTAGACGAGGAGAAGTTCCTACACGGCATTGATGCTATCAGCATCGTAGAGCATCCTGCTATAGAGGAGGACTTCATCACTATGAGCAAGGAGCATAAGTTCGAGTTCAAGGAAGTGAGCAACGAGAAGCGTATCTTGATGGGTGCGGCTATGATTCCAGACAAGCCTATCTACCGAGTAGATGGTGAGGAGGAGTACTATGTATTCTTCACAAAGGAAACCATCCGCAGAGCGAGTGAGCTGTACCTTATGAACGGCAAACAGAACAACGCTACCTACGAACACGAGGCACGACTAGACGGACTCTCTGTCGTTGAGAGCTGGATTATAGAAGACTCACAGAATGACAAGTCCAAAGCCTACGGCTTAGACTATCCTGTAGGTACTTGGATGGTATCTATGAAGGTCAATAACGATGACATCTGGGATAACTATGTCAAGGAGGGTGTGGTCAAGGGCTTCTCTATCGAGGGCTGGTTTATGCAGCGTGAGACTGCTATGGAGGTAGAGACTGAGCTATCAGCAATCGAAGCAGAAGAAGGAGAACACCTACTAGCATTATACCTACTAGGAGTTGCTAAAGGAGTGCTGAAGAATGACAAGAGATATAAGAGTGGTAAGAAGCTGCAAATGGAATCATATACAGACTACCCTCAGTCAGTATCTAACAATGCAAAGAGAGGCATCGAACTCAACGAGAAGCAAGGCAACAAGTGCGCTACTGAGGTGGGTAAGATACGAGCGCAACAACTAGCCAAGAAGCAACCCCTATCTGTAGACACCATCAAGCGTATGTACAGCTACCTAAGTAGAGCAGAGGAGTACTATGATGAAGGAGATACGACCTCGTGTGGGTACATCTCCTACCTATTATGGGGTGGTAAGAGTGCCAAGAGCTGGGCTGAGAGCAAACTCAAGGAGCTAGACAAGCTGTAAAAAGTAACCCAAAAATCAAATATATAGTTGTTTAATTAATAAGTTTAAGAAGATGAATCTAAACGAAGTATTTAAAAGAATCGAGATGGCTCTCGCTCCTAACGGGGAAGAAGCCACAGAAGTACAAGGTGCTAGTATGCGCCTTGCTAACGGTGTAATGCTAGAGGCAGAAGCCTTTGAAGCTGGACAGAATGTATTCCTAATCGGTGAAGATGGCGAGAAAGTACCTGCTCCTGTAGGTGACCACGAGCTAGAAGATGGTCGTATGTTAATCATCACAGAGGAAGGTATCATTGCTGAGATTCGTGAAGCGGCAGCTGAAGAAGCTCCTGCTGAAGAACCAGCACAGACTGAACTAGCTGAAGAGGAGATTGTCGTAGAAGCTCCAGAAGAGGTAGCTCCAGAACTAGAGCAGATTGTAGAAGCTGTTGTTGAAGCAGTTGCTCCTGCTATCCAAGAGGTCAAAGAACAAGTGGAAGAAATGAAGCGCAAGTTCGAGGAGTACCAGAACAAAGAGAATGAAGAGGAGAAGGTAGATATGTCTGCCGCTGCTAAGAAGCTCACAGCTGCACCTAAAGAAAAGCAAGTAGTGTTGAACCGCTACGCAAAGAAAGCACCTCAGAATACTATGGGGCGTGTATTTAGTAAATTATCATAATTTTAATAAAGAAGAAAAATGGCTACAACCACTTCAATCACGACGAGTTATGCGGGTCAGTTCGCGGCACGTTATGTAAGCGCAGCTCTTTTGAGCGCAGACACCATCGAAGGCGGTGGTATCACTATCAAACCAAACGTAAAGTACAAAGAAGTACTTAAGACTGTCAACCTTGATGCTATCACTAAGGACAGTACTTGTGACTTCTCTGACACTTCTACGTTGACTTTGGCTGAGAAAGTCTTAACTCCTAAGCAACTACAGGTTAACCTTGAGTTGTGTAAGAACGACTTCCGCAGCGACTGGGAAGCAATCGAAATGGGCTACTCTGCCTTCGATAGCCTACCTGCTAACTTCTCAGACTACTTAATCGGCTACGTTGCTGGTAAGGTTGCAGAGAAGAACGAACAAAACATCTGGCAAGGTGCTGATGCATCTGAAGGTGAGTACGATGGCTTCACAGCTTTGTTGGCTGCTGATGCTGACGTTATCGATGTAGTAGGTACTACAGTTACTGCTGCAAACGTTATCGACGAATTAGGTAAGGTAGTTGACGCTATCCCTAGCTCAGTATACGGTAAGGAAGACTTGTACATCTATGTTTCTCAAAACATCGCTCGTGCTTATGTTCGTGCTTTGGGTGGATTCGGTGCTAACGGTCTAGGAGGAAACGGTGTGAACAACGCTGGTACTACTTGGTATAATGGCGGTGACTTGGCTTTTGATGGCGTTAAATTGTTCGTATGTTCTGGTATGCCAGACAACGATATGGTAGCTGCTCAGAAGTCTAACTTGTATTTTGGTACATCTTTGATGGAAGACTGGCAAGTTGTAAAACTTCTTGATATGGCTGACTTGGACGGTAGTGACAATGTGCGTGTAGTAATGCGCTTCGCTGCTGGTGTTCAAATCGGTATCGGTGCTGACATCGTTTACTACACCTAAACACTAGGTAGATAATAACCATAGAGGGGTAGGTGGGTCAATCTGCCTACCCTTTTTTAATACAATAAACAAATGGCTTGTACATTAACAAAAGGAAGAAACGAACCTTGTAAGGACGTAGTAGGTGGTATTACCGCTGTGTACTTTGCAGACTTCGATACGCTAGGAGCTATTACCTACGATGCTACTGATACAGATGTTATCGACTCATTCGGTGGGACTCCTACTTGGTTCAAGTTTGATGTTAAGGGTACGTCTAGCTTTGAGCAGACTATCACCTCTTCTCGTGACAATGGTACTACATTCTACGAGCAGACCTTGACTTTGAACTTTAAGAAACTATCTAAGCAAACACACAACGAGGTTAAGTTGTTGGCTTACGCTCGTCCTCACGTCATCGTAGAGGATAACAACGGCAACCAGTTTATGATGGGCTTAGAGTACGGTGCTGAGGTAACAGGTGGGTCTATCGCTACAGGTGCAGCTATGGGAGATATGAGTGGATACTCTTTGACCTTTGGCGCACAAGAGAAAATCCCTGCGAATTTCGTAGATGCAACTATTACAGCTGATGCTTCAGAGATTGACGATATCTAATAGCTGAATAGTCTAGAATCAAGAAAGCCCCTCCTATATGGAAGGGCTTTTCTTTTTGGTAGCATCGCTACCTAGAGAGATGAGTGGTGCAAATATACCACATATATCCTTTTGGGTTTTATAATTAGATGATTATTGTAGAAGAAAATACAACGGCTACTATCAAGATGTACCTCCGTGACTTTACTACGGAGAGCTTCGAGATAGAGATAATATCCGAAGACCAAAGAAAGGAAGTGGTAGACACTACTATCTCTGGTACTTGGGATGACTTTGCTAAGGTGCTTACCTTTACCTATGATGTCTCTGCGCTGTCGAGCGAGAGCTTCTACGTGGTCAAGATATGGGAAGCCTCTAAGGTGAAACTGCTCTCACAGGATAGAATGTATATCATACCTTCTGGTTCTAGTGTTGCAACGTATCAACCGAAACTAGCGACCACAGAGAAAACAATGAACAACGAGTTTAAGATTTATGGCGAATAACGTAAACTTTGTACAGCTATCAAGCTACACATCTCCTAGTATATCGGAGAACAGCCGACTAGGATGGGTCGAATATGGTGATGACAATAACTATTTCCAGTATCTGATTGACCGATACAACGGCTCTCCGACTAACAATGCTGTTATTTCTGGAGTCATAGACCAGATTTTTGGGCAAGGCTTGGATGCCTTAGACTCTGCAAGAAACACAGAGGGCTACCTACAATGCCGTAGCCTCATCAAGGATGACGAACTCAAGAAGGTCATCAATGACTACTACCTACTAGGTAACGGAGCATTCCAAGTCATCTATAACCAAGACAAGAGCAAGATTGCTGAGGTACACCATATGCCTGTAGAGTGTCTACGAGCTGAGAAGTGTAACGAGGAGGGCGAGATTGAGGGCTACTACTACGCATACGATTGGAGCGAGGTAAAGTCTAAGAAGGGTGCAGACCGCATCCCTGCCTTCGGCTTTGGATCAGCAGCCGATAAGATAGAGATACTATACTTCCGTCCTTATCGTAGTGGCTCGTACTACTACAGCCCTGTAGACTATCAAGGTGCGCTACCATACGCAGAGCTTGAGGGTGAGGTAGCCAACTACCACATCAACAATATCAAGAACGGACTTGCGCCTTCTATGATTCTGAACTTCAACAACGGAGTACCTCCAGAGGAGGAGCGTGATATCATAGAGTCACAGATTCGTCATAAGTGGAGTGGGTCATCTAACTCTGGTAAGTTCATCCTAGCCTTTAACGAGAGCGCAGATAGCGCAGCTACGATAGAGCCAGTACAGTTGAGCGATGCTCACAACCAGTACGAGTTCCTATCTAGAGAATCACAGCAGAAGGTGCTAGTAGGTCACCGCATCACTAGCCCTATGCTGTTCGGTGTTAAAGACCAGACAGGGCTAGGTAACAATGCAGACGAAATCAAGACAGCATTCCAGCTATTCGATAACACGGTCATCAAGCCAAAGCAAAACCAAGTAATTGAAGCACTTGACCAGATACTAGCCTACAACAACATCGCTCTAGACCTATACTTCAAGACTCTTACTCCTATCGAGTTTATGGACTTGGAGAATGTAGTGACAGAAGAGGGTATTGAAGAAGAGACTGGCGTGAAGGTTGAAGACCAACCAGCACAAGATGCCGAAGCAATAGCAATCGAAAAAGACCCAGAGGTGGCAGAAGAACTAGTACAGAAGGAAGCCTCCTACAATGGGGCGCAGATTGCAGGAGCTATCGACATTATCGCTAAAGTATCAGAGGGTATACTTACCCAAGACCAAGCTATAACCTTCCTTGTACAGATGCTTCAATTCGAGCCTAAGGTGGCTAACGCATTGTTTAGCGGAGACAGCTCTAAGGTACTCACAGAGATGAAGTCCCACGAGAAGCACACCTGCTCTATGGATATGCCAGAGGAGTACGATACTGCCATAGACGAGCTTATTGCTATGGGTGAGGATGTAGATACGGATATGTGGGACTTAGTAGACGAGCGAGAAGTGGACTACGAACAAGAGGAGGCACTAGATGCTACGCTCAAGTTTGCCTCTACAGGTACTGCTAGACCCAACGCTAACAGCGAACAAGATGGAGAGAATGCCGCAGGGGAACTCTTCCTAGTACGCTATAAGTACGATGGTAGCAAGTCTCCACAGCGTGAGTTCTGCCGTAAGATGATGAGTGCTAATAAGGTCTACCGCAAGGAGGACATCATCGCTATGGACGATAAGGCGGTGAATGCAGGATTCGGTGTAAACGGATCAAGCACCTACTCTATCTGGCTATACAAAGGTGGAGCGAGATGTAAGCATAAGTGGATACGTCAGACTTATATGAGTAAGGACGGCATTCGCCCCGATGTGAAAAGCCCAAACGCTAAGACCATCAGCACAACGAAGGCTAGGAGCAAGGGCTTTCGCCCAGAGGCTAACGATGATAAGGTAGCCATCACGCCTAGCAATATGAAGAATAGAGGGTATGTGAACCCTCCAAGTAAGAAAGATATACAAGGAGGACTATAATGGCGCAGGTATTATTTGTCAGCCCAGCTGACGTTATCAAGAGAACAGGGATAAACGGCAACGTGGATAGAGACCAGATGATACAATTCATCAAGATTGCTCAAGACATCCATATCCAGAACATACTAGGCACTAAGCTATTCAACAAGATAGCTAGTGACATAGATGGGGATACGCTCACAGGTAACTACTTGACCCTATTCACCGACTACATACAGGATATGGTGATTCATTGGGCAGCCATTGAGATACTGCCGTACATCCACTTTAAGGTGGCTAACGGAGGTATCTATACTAAGAGCGCAGAGAACGGTACAACAATCAGTAAGCAGGACTTGGACTACCTAGTACAAAAGGAGCGAGACATAGCAGAACACTATAGCCGTAGGTTCGTAGATCATATGGCATTCTATAGCAGCCGCTACCCAGAGTACAACACGTCAAGCAATGACGATATGTACCCTAGTAAGAATCAAAACTTCAATGGATGGGTTTTGTAGTGAAGAAGGTATACAAGCCGAAGGCGGAGAACATACAGAAGCTGAAACGCTACCTAATGAAAAAGAATAAGAACAATGGCTAACACAATAGACTGGGGTAAGATATACGAGACTACTAACTTCGGTAGCGGTAGGACTGACAATACTATTGACTGGGGTATCACCTACAAGGACTTAGGTGGTGGCGCAGCTACTACGCCTCTATTGGATGACTATGGGGATGCAGTAATAGCGTATAGCCTACGCAAGTTAAGCAGCACATATACAGGCGATGCAATCCAAGTTACTCCCGATGGTGCAACCTTTACGGATATTGGATTCGATAGCAATGGTGATTTAGATACAGCAAGTCTACCTAGCGACATCGACTTATATGTAAGCAAATGGTATAATCAGCTTGGCGTGTCTGCTAAAGATATGTTTATTAGTTCTTTTGCTTCTATGCCTAAAATCAAATCGGGAGGCAGCGTGGTAGAAGTCAATGGTAAACCTGCGGTAGACTTTGCGACAGGCAAAATGTTTGCAATCAATTTCAATGACCGTGTATTAATTCCTAGCAAGAACTTGACTTATTCACTTGTAGTAGATTCAAATACTGATTTTGCGGCAGGTAATAGAGAATACTTTATGCAAGGTTCGAGCAGTTCAGAGGGTCGCTTCTATTACAATAGTGCAACAAGAATACAAATACAAAGCGGTGGTCAAACTTGGTATTTCAACAATACTAGTTATAGTCCTGCACTTGATGACCCTAACATTTGGATAGTAACTCACGGAGATGCAGGCGGCAACGTAAAGCTGTATCAAAATGGTACACAGCCTGCAACGAGCGCAACAACAATCACAGGTACAGGTACGCACAATGTATGGAAACTCACATCTACCGTGAGTATTCACGTTACTACATCCAAGATACAGGAGTATGTGCTTTGGGATGTAGACTACGACAGCAGCGCATCAGACCTAAACACGGCAATTAATAACTACTACGGAACATACTCATAATGTACTACACAGGAACAGAGGCAGAATGCCAAGCATACAACGATGAAGTAACGGCAGGGTCTAATTACGATATGGTAAACTGCGTAAGATGGGCTGACCTTATCGAGCATAAGGATGGTGGGTTGTTTGCGATTGTAGCGCATCCAGACTACCCTAGCGATTTGACGAGCCTAGAGGCTTTGCCGATTGATTGGTTTAACGAAGAAGAATAAGATATGGCTACTACTTGGAAGATAAATAATGTGATGGTATACAACACGCTGGACGGCAACAGCGATGTCATCTACTTGGTAAAATACAATGTAACGGCTACAGCTAACGGAGGTTCGTATGCGTTGTTTAAAGAGGCAACTATTGACACCTCAAGCATTACCGACTTCGTACCCTTCGAAGACCTTACCGAAGAGATAGTACTCGGCTGGGTTACTACTGACTTGGGTACTGATGGCGTAGCAGCGATTGACCAAGAGGCGGAAGATGAACTTAGCTTCTTTATGAACACCTCAATCAAAACCTTATAACGATGGCTAACAAAAAGTTCAGCGACTTTACTACTAGAACAGATACCGCCAATGTAGACTTCTTGGTAGGATATGACGGCACTACGAATGTCAAGATAGCCCCTAGCAACATAGGAGGCGGAGGAGATGATATATGGCGTGTTGAAAGCAGTATGTACCATAGTTCTAATGTGGACACCTCTTGGTACTTCTTTCCGATAAACGGATACTCTGAAGGTAGTCAAGCTGCCTCAAATGCCGAAGGGGTTGTAGTTACAGGTGCAGGATATGTAAGCAAAATAATGTTCAAGTGTATTCGTAATGGCGGTACGATGACAGCTACCTCAACACGCTTTAGAGTTGAAATAAATAGAAGCGTAGTTTGGACAGGCGATTTTATTAGCCACTCGAATGCTGCATATACTACAATAACGCAGACATTGACTAGTAGTAATGCCCCATTTACTTCGGGTGATTTGGTTACTATTCGTTTCAATACAAACGGCTTATGGTATGAAGCTGTTGCAACACTTGAATATACATACAGCTAAGATATGAGACCTAGATGGAATGTACCACAGGACAAGCGTAGAGGCTGCCTGTGCAAGGACAAAAATACATACAGCAGAGAGTGCTGCAAGGGAGAGATGTGGAATCAAGGAATTGGAAACATAACTAAAGTAGACGAAGAATGAGAGAAATAGACTACATTATTATTCATTGTGCAGCTACGCCAGAAGGACGTGACGTATCAACGGAGACTATCAAAGGTTGGCACGTTGACGGCAGAGGCTGGTCGGATATCGGCTACCACTATGTCGTTGAGCTAGATGGTACTATCGGACAGGGTAGAGACCTAGATCGCAGCGGAGCGCATACCAAAGGGCAGAACGCTAGGTCTATAGGCGTATGCTATGTCGGAGGCTTAGAGGCTGAAAAAACAGACGGCAAGTACAAGCCAAAGGATACACTATTCGGTGAGCAGTTGGATTCTATGGAGTCATTACTCAAGGGCTTGATGGATAAGTACCCAAATGCTAAACTCGCAGGGCATAACGAATTTGCAGCTAAGGCTTGTCCGAGCTTCAAGGTGTCGGAGAAGTTCGCACACTTGATAGAGGAATAATGAAGTTTACCGAGATATTCAAGAACAGCAACGACTACAACGAGAAGACTATCATAGGCTTCCTGTCGTTCACTATTATGGTCATCGTGATGGTGGTAGATGTTGTTACTGGTTTCTTCGGTAGCCAATTACCAATAAACGACTTTGTATACAATAGCTTCCTTATCGTAACGCTGGGCAGCTTTGGTATAGCAGGTCTTGAAAAGTTCGCAAAAAGATGAACGAGACAGATGCAAAAGTATTATTAATGAACGCAGGAACATTTGCGTTATCCTTTGCACATATTGAGATGACGTTGAAGATAGCCCTGTTGGTAATGACCATCGGCTATACAGCTCAGAAGTGGTATCTAATGTACAAGAACAATAAACAAGAAGAAGAATGAAACACCTACAAGTATTTTGGCTTTGGATCAAAGAGACTAACAAGCGATTCTGGTGCTACTGGTTGGGCTTTACCGATGTAGACGATAAAGCTCTAGCAGCATATGCTGAAGCAAGAAGCAGATATAGAAACGTAGTCAAAGCAGCTAAAGGAGAATAGATGAACGATACAGACTTTGGATTCTCGAATGACTTCGAGGACTTTGTTAATGAGTTAGAAAACAAGGAGCAGCCTAGCTGCAACCTAGAAAACCCAGAAGAGTGTGAAGCGTGTGGTAGCTAGATGGGTAGGAAGAGCAATAGGGGCAGGGCTAATCACCCTGCTCCTCGTGTCTTGTGGTGCGAAGTATCACCTAAACCGTGCGATTGCAAAAGACCCAACGATACTAGACTCGGTTGCGGTAAAGATGGACACTCTAATCATAACCGAAAATAAAGCCCTTAGAGACACTTTAATTCTTGAGAGGGTAGATACCATCACTTTAAAAAGTAATGACGTTAGAGTGCATTTAAAACGCTCCTACGATACGATAACGGTAGAGGCTGAGTGTCTACCAGACACGATACGCATAGAGAAGGTAGTGAAAGTACCTACCGTTGTCTATGAAGAAAAGAAGCCAGATAACTTCTGGATCAATGTCTTGAGTATCTCGTTTTTTTTAATTAGCTTGTCCCTATTATTATATTATATAAATAAATTATATAAATAATATAACCCCCCCTAAAGGGGGGTATTATATAATAATATATAATAATATATATATATACTATTATGGGCAAGAAAAAAAATGTGACTGATTGGCGTAGCCATTGGCACAAGATCGAAAACAAGGAGGTACAGGATGACTATACCAATCACCTCCTATCCCACTTCGGATTCTATGACCGTAACACCGTAAGGTATTGGAATCGCTACAAATGATTGACTTTATGAGAAACCCTGCTATTGATACCATCCTACAAGAGATGGCTAGAATCTACACGAACATAGGTATCGATAGTACCGAACAGGAGAAGCAGGAAGCAAAACAGAAGGAGCTACAACTCATAGGAGAGATAGCTAAGATAGACCCAGAGATGGGTCTTAGATTGATGGCTAATGATATCTGACCATACCAAGATAGTCATAGAGCTGGGCAAGATACCCAGCCTCAACAAGTTCTACTCCTCTCCGCATTGGACGTTTAGGAGTAAGGAGAAGACTAAGTGGAAGAAGGTCGTTACCGACCAACTAGACTACGACTTCCAATTTGAGTATTGTACCATCACCGCTAGGGTCAATTATCGCTATGATCTAGACAACTGCATTATGGCTATCAAGTTTACGCAGGATGCCCTAGTAGATGCAGGGATGGTAGTAGACGATAACAAAAAATTCATCAAGGCTGTGGTCATTGAACCAGCCCCCGACCTCCCCAAGAACTCTAGCCACATCGTGGTAGAGGGAAAAATAATTCACAAATAATTTTGCATAAGTAAATTGTTCTGTATAGATTCGCTCTAAATTCTTAGAGAGATGAATACAGAAAACTTCTACCAAGTCATTGATGACTTAGAGACCTTCGCTGACCAGATAGGTAGCGAGTGGCTCAAAGAGAGAGCAGCTATGCTAGAGGCTCACTATTCCCAATTAGAAACTTTAAACAATCAATAATTTATGAAAGCAAAAGTAGTATCGGTATCTCCGAAGGGAGACTACCAACTGAGAGATGGAAAGACTTTGTATAAGTTCTTTGTGTCTATGGACAATGGAGACTCTGGCGAGTACTCCTCAGTAAAGCCAGACCAAGACAAATTTGTTGTAGGTCAAGAGGTGGAGTACGAGTTGAGCAACACACAGTACGGCAACAAGATTAAGCCTGTGTATGCACAGGGAGGTTACACGCCTAGCTATTCATCGGGAGGCGATGATAAGCAGAAGATGATTGTAAAGCAGAGCTGTCTGAAGGCAGCAGTAGATCTACTAAAAGACAAGGGTGCTAAGAGTACCGATGTGCTAAAGGTAGCAGACAGCTTTGTAGAGTGGGTACTCGAATCTAAGCAAGAGGACACCACATACCAAACGCACTTCTCAGCTAGAGAGGAAGTTGCGACAAACGGACAGGCTACGACAGATGGACTACCATTCTAGTAGGTTGATTGTGTTAGGCAAGGGGAGTAGAAATACTCCTCTTTTTTTTGTCCTTGCTATAGGATATTAAAAATGGAATGTTAATTTAGGGGTATGATTCACCAACACATAGTAGACACTAGCAAAACCCTAACCTACCTAGAGAAAGCGAGAGAGGGTAAGATTGCAGAGGCATCCAAGTTTGGAGTGCCAGATATAGACGAATACTTAAGATTTAAGAAGGGCAACTTTATCGTTGTCACAGGTCACGCCAACGTAGGGAAGACCCACACGATGACCTACCTACAACTGCTACACACATTAGAGAACGGCACACGCTGGCTGGTATACTCATCAGAGAACGAGGTACAAAGCCTACAGCGTAAGCTCATAGAGTTCCTAGCTGGGAAGCCTATCAATATGATTGACGAGCCTACCTTCTGGAGACATCACTCATATGTACAAGCACATTGGGCGTTCCTAGATTCGGAGCTTATCGTAGATGCCTTTGAGCTGCTACAGATAGCCAGAGAGGTATACGATGCTTGGGAGTTCGAGGGATTCCTTATTGACCCATACAATTCGCTAACCATCAAGAAGGATAACGTCATAGCAGGAAGTACTCACGAGTACCATTACGAAGTGACTAGTAACATACGCAAGTTCTGTAAGGAGTACCGAGTCACGACCATAGTCAATACGCATCCTGTGACTCAAGCCTTGAGGAAAGTACACACAGGTAGCCACGAATACGCAGGGCATACTATG